ATAAGTCTTTTCACCTTCATTGCCTTCATTGCAAGCATTGAATTGATTGAAAGTCCCAAATCGAAACTGGCATTTACAGCACTGATTACTTCAAGTATTTTGGGAATATTTACGATCCCCATTTTCCTTTTTATATTTGTGGGGCTCGCCGTATTTCTGGGATACTCTTTTCTGTTACAAAAAAGATATGCTCATCTTAAGCTGGTAGTAAATTATGTAGTCTATGTAAACATTGGATGGATAGTACTTTACTTGCCTACTTTTTGTGTATCCGGAATAAAAACCGTTTTTAGCAACCATTTGATAATACAACATTCTGGTCTGTGGTATTATTTTTCCTATATCGTTCCTGTATTAAGTGCAGAAGCTATAAATTACATATTGGGAACGTATTCCAAAGGTTATTATCTTATGGGTTTGCTGATCTTATTTATTTTATATACTTACAAAAAAGCGAATTCTAATTTCCTAAATATAGCTCTGAGAATAGTATTCATCAGTATGTGCTCTTTTGTATTTTTAATGATTGTAAAAAGAGTCTTTGGGGAATTCAGAGTATTCACGATGTACAGCTTTTTATTTGCTCTCATATTGTCTGTCTGCTTGTCTTATTGGATCAACAAAATAAAAAAACAACTATTTGTTAATACACTCCTGATTTCAATTGCTTTATTCTATATGCTTTTAATTCCAATAACTTTTGAAAAAAAAATGGATACTTTTTATGGTGTTAACTATTTTCAGTATTATAAAAAAATGAACGATAAAATTTCTCAGATCAATTCAAGTAAGCCTTCTTCTATTTTTGTTACTGTTAAAGATTATCTTCTTTTACTGAAATTATATAATATCAACAACCACAAGACTACTGAGCTTTACACACCAAACACCAAAATAATTTTTCCTTTTGATTATATTATAGTTAAAGACAGTACTGAGCTTCCTAAAGCTGTGGATATAAAAAGATACAACCTTACTAATATTGATCCGGAAGTTTTAGTTTTAAAAAAATAGATTAAACCAAGTTCTTAATAAGACACTAATACGTATAAATACCAATCAAATATACGGTATTTATACGTATTAATTCAATCATTAATTTTTCATAATTTTATTATCCTTTATCGAATCAATTTTCAAACTAAAATTCACATATAATTAGTAAATACTCATTTGCTTTTATTATTTTTTGAACTAAATTTAGAGTTATAAACCAAACTTCTGTACTAACATAGTGATAGCCTAGAACATTTAGATAGTGATATTTTTTTATTTTATTAACCTGCCTAGAAGAAACCAAAATTTATTGACAATGATAATTAGTTTCTATTTGTGGAATTAGTTTTTAATGTATATTCTAAATGAAATATCCTTTTCATAAGTTTTACATTATAAATATTCTTCACTATCGGAGCCTTAAATAATCTTTCCAACAGCTTATTTTCGTCTTCATATACTCAGCGAGCACAACTAATGCAATTTATTAATAACAAAATAATGTTCAACTATCAAAACATTCTCTAGAGATTGACTTTGAGATAAGTATATTTTATATCAAAGATCATTGATCTTACTTTAAATGTTTCCATATAGACAATGTATTAAAATAAAATGAATACTATATTATTTAAAAGTTCAGATGCGGATAAATTTAAATAGAAGGAAAGATCGCCAACTCGTTTATACCTAAAAATACGAGCCTTCTATTGTCAACTGGAACCATAAATAATTCTACACTAAACCATCGTTTTAAGACCTAAGTAGTTTTGTATATACTCAGCATGCAAGATTTATAAATATCTATTAATCAAAAATATGTCCAATTTTAAAATCCTTGATATAGCAGCATGACTTCTGAAAGTATCCCTTTCCAAGGCATACTTATCTACCATGTGAAAATTTAATCTATATAAAATGGTAACGATAAAATATTAATCAGTCTATACTATTAGATATATAATCTTAGTAAATACTACAAACTTCAAAATCTAATCTATGAATAGTTTTAACAAAAGAGTTGTCACCTATCTCAGCGAAAGGTACAAAAAGCAATTACAAGAAATATGCGATGATCGGGAAGAAAAAGAAGCTTTCATTGTAAGAGAAATTCTAAAAGAATATTTCGAAATCAACAAAGCCTATATCGAAAAGGCAAGTAAATTTAAAATATCAAATTAAGTTTTCATATTTTTAACCATAGAGCTACGAACTTCCTTACAAACAGCTATGGAAGATTTTTATACCGGTAGACTCTGAGGAGAGCATGAAAGCATAATCAATAAATGTTTAATTTCAAACCATTTTATTGGGTAGTTAAGCTATTGGCTAAATCACATTTTATATAAACCATCTTATATGATAGTGATGAGCGAATAAGTTTTCATGCCTTGAGAAGTAAGAAACTTATCTGCTGGCATACCTGGAGACTTACGCCAGCAGATAATCAGAGGTAATACTACTCTGCTTTTTTAACCCCAGATAAATGTTTATCGACCATGATAGAGAAAAGATGATCCTTGTTGCGGGTTGCGTCTTTTGTATAATTGTATTTACTCAGTTTGTATTCTAAAGCCCCGTTTGAAAAAAAATCATGGCTTTGGTTCACAAAATTATGAAGGCTTTTTATATTGACCCGAGTTTGATTAACAATAGTATCCGAATGTCTTAATTTCTTGTAGCCTTCCGTAGCAGATGGAATAATTACATCCTTGGATTTCCCTTCATCTGTTAGATATCCGCCTTTTGTATGTTCACTAAGATCAGTTTTCCCTGTAAGATTATTAAGGATATTATTATAACCATGAGCTAGTCTTTCATGAGCAAGCGTACGACCAAGGTTTATATGTAAGTTGTCGTTGTTTACACCTTCCTTTGTATGTCTACCAACATTTATATTCCCATGTATTACACCATTTATTTCTCTTGGCCTCTCGAAAGTATCACCAAGTTTGTCGCTATTTTCTGAGTCATCAGAAATTTCATAAACAAGGTCTGTGAAAGGATTAATTTGCATACGATTTAAATCTTCTTTATCTGTGGTAATATATTCTGTAAAATCAATACCGTTGAGCATATCAATTTTTTTAGATTGCGCTCCTATTTTCTTTAAAAAATCTTCGTCGTAAACGACTTCTTCTTTTCCGTTTACTTCTTTTGTTTCACTGTATAAAATAGTCCGAAGTTTTTTTTCCTGGGGCGGCTTTTCTTCTCCGTTATTTTTTTCAGAAGCCTCTACATGCTGATCTGCTACCTGGTTGTTATACTTTTGATTGTATGCTTCCAATTCGCTTTCCGGTTCGTCCTTATTCCATAGATCTTCGGTAAGGCTGCCAGTAAGTCCTTTGGAAGATTTCTTTTTGTATGATTTATCCTTTTCAGAAGATTCAGTTCTCATGAGACTATATATTATTTTACAAATAAAGGACGTAAATTTAATTTACATTGAAGGGAGTTTGTGCTAATTTGGCACAGAAAAAATATTGGCACTTCCGCTGGTGCAGGTCTCCTAACTTTCCGCTTTTGTTTGTGTCCCCACAAACAAAAGCGGAAAGTTACTCTATTCCTAATAACTCTTTCACCCGTACCAACTCTTCTCCTTCATATTTCAATGTCTTATCGAAAACAGATTTGCCATATAAATTTTTAGAATAAATATCTGCTCCTGCTGAAACAAATAACTTAGTCAATTCGATACACTTATTATTACTTAAAGAATACCATAAAGGATTATTCCCATGCTTATCTTTAATATTTACATCTGCGCCTTTTTCTAATAATAATTTGGCCATACCAAGATCAAAATGATCTGATAAATAATGTAAAGCAGTCATTCCATTAATATCTTGGTTATTCAAATTAATTCCTCTATTTATTAGTTCTTTTGCTATTAAAAATAATTTTTCTGATAAAGCCTTTTGTAATAAATTTGCTTTTGTTTTATTTAAAAAATTAATATTTTCTATTTTCTCTATTTCTTTCATAAATTTCTCACTCTCATGAAGAAGAAGCATATCAAACAAATCACTATTTTTCATATTTCTTAGCTATTTTTACGGCTTCTGTTTCCCTCTACTGATTCTGGAACATAATTATCTGGATTTTGATACCAAGCTAAAAATGCTTTCTTCGTCACTTTTCCCTTCATATATAAATCATGCTTTTCTTCATATTTTTGTCCTTTAATATGTCCCATATCCCACTTACCATTCCTTGGAGTCCCAGGAGTCCAAAATAATTCTTCATCAGTATAAGGATCAAAGACTCTACCTTTAATATCTGAATTCTCTAATGCCTTTTTCCATACTGTCTCTACCTGACCTACTGCATAAGAAGGCCTAGACGTAGCATACGGTTTTTGTAAATTCGTAACATCTCCTAAATCTTCAAGACTCCATTTTATTGCAAAATCAGATACTTTAGTAATTAAATTATTAAAGTCTAATTCTATTTTTTTACGTTCTACCGAATCGTTATTTTTTAATAATTTAATTGCTTTAGCTTTTAATTCAACAGCTTCTGATTGTAATATATTAATTTCGGAAATAATTGTATCATTTTTATTAACAAATCTCGAATCCTCTGGATTATCTTTTATAAATTTAATGGTTTTATTTAATTTTACTATGAGTTTACCTTTCCTACTGGCCATAACGACATCACCTTCAGTGTCGATGCTCATTGTATGTCCAGTACCAGACATACTAAAAGATTTATCAGGAATTTTTAATCCATCACCTACTCCATCCATATCTAAAGCTACTTTCTCCCCATCCTTCTCCGAATTTATTTTCCCATGCACGTGAACAAGATCGGCCCCAGTCTCATTGTCCTTATCCATCGCCAAACTAAGCTCTACCAATTGATAAGCCGATTCCAGCTGACGAAGTTTTTTATCTATCTCTTTCTTACTTTTCGTACCTCCTTCTTTTAAGAATGCCGTGGCTTCTTTTACAGCCGTGTTCAGGTCATTTTGTTTTTCCTGTGCGGTTCGTTTGTCGTCTTTAGGCTTCTCTCCTGCCTTCTTGTCTTTACCAAGCAACTTCCCAACCTTCGCAATAATCTTCTTCGCCTTAGCAGAGATCCAAGCCACAATCTTATCAATAATCTTGTCGATAGGCTTGCGCACTTTCTGTAATGCATTCTGAATGCTTTGCGCAATATTGCCCAATCCCAACTGCTCGGCAAGGAAGGCTAGGATGACAGGAATGGCCTGCGCCATAGATTGCTCTACTTTGGCCATTGCGGAACCAATAGAACCACCCGCTATGTCTACTACCGATTCGAATACAGTGTTCGCCCATTTAGAGATTCTTGTAAAATTATTTTTAAACCAGATCACGGTTTTCGCAATCACCAGAATGATCTGTGCAATGGCACCCGCAGGATTTAACATCAGCAATACTTTTGGAATAGCAGCCTTAATAATGGCTCCAATCGCCCAGCTAGATACTTCAGAGATCGCAGTCTCTTTCGCTTCTGCAATTTGATCCTGCGCTATTTCCATAGCACCTGCCACACCTTCCTGTTTTATTTTCTGCACGCCTTCCAGGCCTTCTTCTCCTGCCTGAATAGCTGTTTCTACCTTCTGCAGATTTTCAGGGCCTACTGCAACACCAAGTTTGGTTTTGATCGTTTCCCAGCCAAAGCCAAGCAATTGAGAAATAAACGAGAAGATGCCTTTCAAATCCCACTTGTCCGGAATCTGAATTGGAATACCACTCATCGCACCGGTCAACCAATCGAACAGGCCTGCTTTCAGATGTGCTCCGGCATTGGACACAAAGTTGGTGATACCGCCACCTACACCGTCTCCAAGATTTTTAAAGAACGTACCCGGGTCGCTTACAATAGAAGTAAGTACTGCTTTACCTTTGTTGATGTAGGGAAGAATATCATCCATGCTGTAACCGCCCACACTCAGTGCCCACTTGAAGAATTTCAGTGCTGCATCCATCATTAAATTTCCCATCTGCGCAAGAGTACCGGACATCTCCGCACGCATGGTTTCAATTTTCTTGTCGATGTTCGCAATTGCTTCTTTACGTTTTTCTGCTAACGCCTCTTTGAGTTCTTCGGCTGCCTTGTTTACTTTCTGATCGAGTTCATCCAGTTTTTGCTGAATATCTTTCTGTGCATTTTGCCCGATCTTCTTCAGATCAGGACTAAGCGTTGCTACATATCCTTCAATATCCTTGCGCGCTTTCGCAATAATAGTTTTACATTCATCGATCGTCTTCTGGCTATCAGCTATAATAAAGGCGATCGCTTTGTCAATACTGGTAATGTATTTACCGCGTTCCGTTTCTATGATTTCTATTACTTCCGGGAAATGATCTATTCCAAAAAGGAGATCTTTTACCCATAATAAATTATCCAGTCCTTCGTAACGTTTGCTTTTAAAGTCCTGAATCCTGGAGTTAACATTGTTTTCAAAGGTCGTACTGGCAGCAGCTTCCATACTATTAAACTGCACCATAGCATTTTTCTCCAGTCCTGCGAGTCTGTTTTGTACTTTGCTGTTGGCTTCTTCGTATAGTTGGTTTATGTGTTCGGTAACTTCTTGTTTTTTCTTCTCGAAGGCCGTTTTTGTTTCTTCCTGTTTCTTTAACGAACTGCTTAGCCCTGCCTCACGCTCTTTGCGCATTTTGTTACGTTCGTCTTGTTCTTTTTTATCCAGTTCTACTTTACTCTGATCTTTCAGATTTTTTTCTTCCTCAACAAGTTTGGCTGGTTCCGTCTCTGCTTTTTCAGTGACCTCTTTACGTAATTTATTAGCTTCAGCAAGATCACCTGAATCTACCATTTTCAGATTTTCTTCGGTGATACCTTCTTTTTTCAAAAGATTGTCTGACTCCGTCACATAAGCGCTAAGGTCTACCGCATCTTTTGAAACAGGTTGAATAATATCATTACCTAATCCTAGTACTGGCGTTGTAGTTGGTTTTTCGATATTCCCAATAGGAATCGATTTTTTCGGATCGGCAGGTTTTTCTGTATGTTCTAATTGTTCGAACGTGCCCGAAATTTCGTTGGTTTTATTCTCTACTGTTTTTAATACATTTTCACCAATAGTAGAAGCTACTTTGTCTTCCTTAAATTTGGTAACATCTTCCAGCGTTTTAGGCATTGAAGAATCTAAAGAACTATTCAGTATATTTTCAGCCTGATCGTTTTTAACCTCCGGAGGTTTTACGTCAGACATATTTTTCACTTGTTTGGTATTTACTTCGGATTGTTTTTCCGAAGAAGTTTCTTGTACCGCAGATTCTGTCTTTTTGAGTTTGGTAGAAGCGGTATCTTTTTTCTTTTCATTAGTACCTAATTCAACAATTTTTTCATCTTGTATTTTTTCCGTTTCTTCTCCAAAACTAACAAGCTGTTTTTCTGTTTGGTCAAGTATAGATTTATCCTGAACTTTCATTCTGTCTACTCCTCCATCCAGTTCAGGTTGCTTCATATCGGTTAATCTTGTACCGTCTCCACCACCGGCTTCAGAAGTAGGCTCTTCAACCTTTTTGCCTGTTTCTTCTTTTGGTACTACATCTTTTTCAGATTTAGCTTCTTCACTCGTACCTTCTTCAGGCAGTGTTTTCTCAACCGTTTCTTCCGATGTAGCAATTGGTTCGGTTGTAACTATTTCTTGAAGTGCTGTATTTTCTACTCCTGTTTCTGATTTAACTTCAGCAGTAGGTTCGCTAGTTGTAGTTTTTTCATCAACAGCATCAGCATTTTGTATATTGGTTTTAGTACTAACGTCTGTGACTTTAGTATTTTGAGCAGACCCTATAGTAGCAACACCAGTACCAATAGTTTCTTCGTTGTCTAATCCTCTAGAATTTAAATTTGGTGTAAGTGATCCCCTCAAACTGTTTACACCTGGCATCACAGGAGTGATATTGTCTGTAAGCACATTTTGAGCACTCACAGAAGCTTCCGGTTTGAATGGTAATAATTCTTTTGTTTTTCTTTTAATCATCTAGCATGCTTTGGCTGTCCCAATACGTTGCGTTATAAAAGAGCAGTATGGATATAACTCAACACGAACGAAAAATAATAGTAATAAAATTCAGAATTCTTGATTTGTGCCAGTTTAGCACAAACAGTTTTACTTTTAAATGTTATGAATATATTTTTCAAGGATTTAGAAAATATATTTATTGAAAATAATACAAAAGAAAAATTCTAACTTATTTTGTGTAGCAGACACGATAACTTATACGGGTTTTTAATTTGTGCCAACTTAGCACAAATTAAAAACCCGTATAGGTTTAAAAACTATATTGAACAGAATTTAAAGTATCGACGATATGAACGAACAGATCAACAAAGAATTTACTTCTCTTGAAGAAGGTTTTCGAATTCTGATTTACTTGCTGGAAGAAAGATTGCGTCAGGTATTGAACAATGAGCAGTATGAATATAAAAGAAAATTAATTTTTGTTCCTGAATATCATAATACAATTTTCTGCAGACTTATTGCAACTTATGAGATGTCTTTTGAAGAACGTTTAACGCTAATTATTGCCTTAGCCCCAGCACTTCACCCGGAGATTTTGGAAATACTGATCCATACGGAAATTAGAAATAAAGTGAGCCAGGGAATCGTAGGTGGTAATTTAAAGGAGCCTTCTCGTACGTTTATCCCTACTATCCGATCAGTCATGTTTATTTTGGGAAATACGAACGCAACGATTCATCAGTTATTTGCACAAGAACATTATTTTATAAAAGAAAATATTTTGTCGTTGGGAAATGTAGCGGCAGAAGTTCCTTTCGCAGATGCTCCTATTTATCTTTCAGACGAATATTATCATTTATTTACTTCCGGAATATTTGAACCCCGGCACGGAGAAAAATTTCCGGCACAAAAGATCAGCACTTCGCAAGACTGGGAAGACCTGGTGATCCGCAATAACACTTACGAACAGATCGTTGAAATCAAAACCTGGATCCATCATGCGGAAACCATCATGAGCAACGCTGCACTGGCGAAGAAAATAAAAAAAGGATACCGAGCCTTATTTTATGGTTCTTCGGGGACAGGAAAAACAATGACTGCCAGCCTGCTTGGAAAATCATTTAATATGCCTGTATACCGTGTAGATCTTTCCATGGTAGTGTCCAAATATATTGGTGAAACGGAAAAAAATCTGGAAAAAATATTTAATATGGCCGAGAGCCGCCATTGGATTTTATTCTTTGACGAGGCCGAAGCTCTGTTTGGAAAACGCGGTGCTACAAACGACGCGCACGACCGTTATGCCAATCAGGAAATTTCTTACCTCTTACAACGAATAGAAAATTTTGACAGCATATTGATTTTAGCGACAAACAAACTTTTTGATCTGGATGAAGCATTTACAAGAAGATTCCAATCTATGATAGAATTTCCGGAACCTAATGCAGCAGAACGTTTGCTTTTATGGAACAAAACATTTGAAGGTACCGGATTTGAATACGAAGACATAAATTTTGAAAGTCTGGCAGCCACCAAAGACATTACGGGAGGTATGTTGGTAAACGTACTGCGTTACGCTGCAATAAAAGTAATGGAAAGAGGCAATAATGTACTTACACAAGAAGACCTGATCATGGGATTGAAAAAAGAATACGCTAAAGAAAATCGCATGTGGGTGGATATGCCTGTTCAAAACAGAAGACAAGCAGTAACGCTTAGTGAGTATGCGAAGAATAAGGGACTAGCAAGTTGAGTAAAGAGTGAACAGAGAACAGGAAATAGAAAAAGATAACTATCCGTATTTTGCCTTTCTGTTCACTCTTTACTAATAAATATACCAGGATGCTTCTATTACTGTAATTGTAAGTTTGGATTCGATCGTTTTCATTGCTTTTTCTCTTAACTCTTCCTTATCAAAAGAAAGAACTAAGCGAGTACCCTTTTTACCTAATATATTTCCATTTGTATAGATGGCAATAGCATATTTTTCTTTTGTATCTGTATCCTCCGACTGATCGCCTGATGCAGGAATAATAGCCTTTTCAATACCCGTTACTTCTCCACTACTGAATAAGGCTTCAAGGATTTGAGTGGGATCAGATTTATTAACAATTTTAAAGAAGTTATCTTGCATAAATTAATTTTTCATTTTTAAAATTAACATTCAACGGAATATGAAAATTGAATTTATGCTAAGTTGGCACAAACTTTTTTAATATATACCCTCTTTATATTATTAAAATGATTTCTATTATTCTCATGTATAAACGATAGTAAATAATTTTTATTTTTTTTTAAAATAAAAAACTGTTATACAGATTACTATAAAACAGTTTGTGCTGGCTTGTGCTAAACTCAGGTTTTGAATAATAGTTTCTTTTACTTTTGAAATCAAGTAAGAAAAACAAATGCAACTGTATACTGACATCATTAATAAACTTAACGGAGCCGGGGGCGATTTAGCCTCTATAACTAAAGATCTGTATAAAGGTCAGATAGATGCTCTTGTTACAAGCGCATCATTACCAGTTATCCTTATTGATTTTCCATATTGCTATTACAAAGATACAAATTCTAAAATTCAACATGGATATGCACTTATTAGGATAATGCTTTGTGTTGATTCCACTACATTAACAGGGGATAACATTACAAATACATTTACGCTTAAAGATCTTATTTATTCTACACTACAGGGATTAAAATGTGAGCTGCCTACTACTGCTCCTATTACACCAGGATATTTCCCGCTTACAAGAGGTACGGAACGAGTAGAAACAAAATATGCAGGAGCGTATGTTTTCGAAACAGACTTCTATACAACTATAGTAGACACAGGTGTATATACGAAAAAAGATTTCGTTAATGCAAGTACATTTAGTAGTGATGCTTATCCACTACCTACTCCTCCTAGATTGATAGATGCTGATATAACAATAGATGTTGTTACTGAAATAACAGACGACGATGAATAAATAAAGTTCAACTATTTTATTATTTATTTAAAATAAAATCAATAAACATGGCAAGAAGTATCGCAATAATAAAACAACAAATAATTGACGCCAAAAATGGAGAAGAGTTACTCGCTGGCTTAAATAGTCCAAGTCAGTCTTCACTATGGAACCTTTGGGCATATATCACGGCGGTAGCAATAAATCTTCACGAGCAACTCTGGGATATATTTCAAACAGAAATAGAAACTATAGCCTCTAGCGCTGCACCAGGAACACCACAATGGCTAAGAGATAAAACATTGAAATTTCAATACAGCGCAACCAATCCTCAAATACTTCAACTGATTGATTTTATACCACAATATACAGTGGTAGATCCTACCTTAAGATTGGTCACACAGTGTTCTGTAAAATTAGAGGGCAATCGTATTGTATTATTAAAAGTAGCAAAAGGTACTGATACCTTGACTCCACTGGGTATTGAGACAATTCCTCCCAATACACTTGATAACAATCCGGAAATAAATGCGCTTAAAACATATATAGAAAATATAAAATTTGCAGGCACCTCAATACAAGTAATATCACTACAGGCAGACAGGCTGCAGGTATACGCCGATGTATATTACGACGGACAGTATGTATTAGGTACTGTAAAAGATAATGTAAAAACAGCTATTGCAACCTATCTGAAAAATCTTCCTTTTGATGGACTGGTATCAAATACTAAACTCATTGATGCTATTCAGGCAGTACAAGGTGTATTAGATGTACAACTACAAAAACTGGGTGCCAGAGCATTCGAACAATCTCCTTTGACGACGACAAACTTGGTAGATAGCTATACTGTTTTATGCCGCAATTATGCTACGATAGCTGGTTATATTATACCTGAAGATGCAACAGGTTTTACGTTGGACGATACTTTAAATGTTACGGTAGCATCATGAGCAATCCTATATACAACATAGATTTCGGCCTTGCTTCTGAAAGACTGAGTCCTCCTTATAAAAGATCACCTAGGTTATTACGGTGGTTGGTTGTATTGCTATTCCCAATACAATGGCTAAGAAACCTGGTATTAGGATATTATGCAGATGGAGTAATTGGAAATAGTATTCCTTTTTTCCGCACCACAGATACTTATGAATATGGAAATATGGTAATAGGCCCGGACGATAAGGTGTATCTGAATATATATACAGGAACAACACCAGTTGGAATTATTTATGACAATACAGATTATTGGATAACTGTTTTGAATACTTATATTGGAATAAGAGAACGTTTGGTATATACAAGTCAAACCATTGTACTCACAGGTATTTTAAATAAAAAATTCAGAGTACCTCCTTCAAGCTATGCGACGCCCGAACCTATTGGTTATCCAACACCTCCATCACCTTTTCCTTTAATTTATATTCACAATACAGACAATGATATTGAGCAAATTTATTTTTACAAAATAAATGAAGGCTACCTTGGTGTTTTTTTTCAAAATATAACAGAGCCCATGGCTGAGCCTGTATATCTGTATTATGAGACTGAATATGTACTGGATTTTGATTATATAGTGATGGTACCAAGCATTCTTGCTAATTATTATCCTCCTCCTCCCATCGATCGCACCACTGCCAATTTATTGAAATTGGTAGAAGCAGAAACAACAAAATATAATTTAATTGATAAAAATTTTAAAGTAGAATATTATTCATAATTGAACCATTGTATTTATGAAAAAGTTTAAAGATCCATTACCACAGGGAGGTGTTCCGTTTTTTGGAGATGATTTTCTTATGCTTCAGGCAGAATTGCTGAAAGCATCTATGTATATGTACGCTTCCTTAAACACGGAAATAATTGTGTCCGGCTGTGTACCAACTTTAACGGGTATATATCCATCTGTAGGAATAAGCGCTATAAGTTCAGGCTACGCTATTATAAGAGACAGCGCCAATGCAAATCAACCTGAAATATATTTTGTACCTGCTACTACATTTACTTCTCCGGTACCAGGTGCATGGATTATACCCGCAGAAGATGTAGTAGACAATAGAACATTAAAAACAGGTTCTACAGTTCCAATAGTAATTACCAAAACGGCACAAATTGTAACTACTGCCCCAGATCCCTCTGCTCCGCAGATTGCTTTTCAACCATTGCCTTCGGTAACGATGAAAAATCTTTTGTTTAAAAATGCTAAACGTATTGGAGAGGTCATACCTATTGGCCTTATTCCTCCTTTTAGATCAAATCCTTTATACGGTCCAAACAGTATTCCTTTTTTTCAGCAATTCACCGTTGGCTCACTCCAGGAAGGGTTAGGTAAATATGATTATGATGGATTTGCTATTTGTAATGGATTAAATAACACTCCTGATTTAAGAAGAAGATCTCTGGTAGGATACGATGCTTATCATTCGCAATACAGTACAATCGGTACTATTGGTGGTGCAGAAGAAGTATATTTATCTAAGGAATATTTACCTCCACATACACATAGTGGAGGAACAAATTTTGATGGAGCACACTCTCATCAGTTTAAAGTAGGGTTTAGCTCGCCGCTCCTATCTGGTAGCTCTAGTTATGAAGATACTAGCGCAATTAGTGAATACCTTTCAACTGAAATCGATGGAAATCACTCGCATAGTTTTACTACAAACACAGGAGATGGCCTCTTAAACAGATCACACGATAACCGCTCTCCTTTCTATGCAGCTTTATACATTCAAAGAATAACTTAATTTTCAATGTCTACGATCAACACGTATTTTGACAATGTCTATCTCATCAATCTTGATCGCAGGCGAGACAGGCTGGAATTGGCTACAAAAGAGTGCAACAGACAAGGAATAAAATTTGAAAGGTTCAACGCTGTAGACGGTTTATTTTTCGATGACTACGTAAAATACGACGATAAAACAGCGGATGAAAAAAGATGGACAAATGGAGCAGCTGCTCTTGTAGAAACAACCCGGCTTATTTTACTAGATGCTATAGAAAAGAAATACGATAATATTTTGATCCTTGAAGACGACTTAGAATTTAATCCAAATATAAATAAAGTCTTTGAAGAAAATTATCAGGATATTCCTTCCGATTGGGAAACATTTTACTTCGGTCTTATTCACATGAAACCTTATAAAATGGTTAGCAAAAAAATTGCAAGAGTTAGTCAATCCTTCTGCTGTCATTGTTATGCAATCAATGGTACATTCTTCGAATATATGTTAGAATTGATCAGTAAGATTGAAAAACCTATTGATCATTATACTTTTTACGACATTCAACCTAGAGAAAAATCTTATTGTTTTGTACCAAACCTGGCTTATCAGAAAGCTGACTATTCTGACATTGGTATGGAGTCCGTACATCATCCTGCTTTACGTAATAATTATTTCTAGAAAAATGAATTTGAAAGATAAAAAAAAAGGCAGTGTAGATTGTATTTGCATTACATATAACAGAACAGAATTTCTACCAGGGTCAATTCGTTGTTTCCAAAATCAAACTTATCCTCATAAACATCTGTATATATTTTTCACAAGCACGGACAACAGTACTAAAAAATTTGTGCAAAAAAACAAACAGTACAATAGTGTTTCGTTAGACTATAAATTAAAACGATCCAATGAATTTATATTTGAATCAATCGTTGATTCAAATAAGTCTTATGACCAATTTGTCGATAATGAATTATTTTATATACGTACTTGCGAGGGCGAATACCTGAAAGCACTTGGGAATACTTCCATCGGATTGGATCTCTTTAATGCAGAAGATGCGGCTTTGCAATTCGAATTAATAAAAAATGATAACGATACAATATCTATACATACAAATAGCGACCAATGGTTAAAATCAGAACGAGATGGTACTCTTGCGCAAGCTCCTTTGTGTAAAGAGTGGGAAACATTTAAGATTGTTTCTGAAAAAGAAAATAACAAAATATCAATTTCATCATGGCATCAATTTTCCGGAGAAAAAAATTTACCGGTAAAAGTAGATGATAGTTTCTTTTGGAATGCTACACTGCTACGCGATGCACATTCTGAAATTACTTTTGTAGAAATAAAAGAGCATACTACACTTTCATTAGGCGAAAAAAGAAACCTGGCTTCTAATTATGTCAAAGGTGATTATATAGGTGTATGGGATGACGACGATTGGCATAATCCAAGCAGGATATCCAACCAAATAGAATATATAGTGAAATCTGGAAAAGCTGCTTGTGCATTGGGAAGCATTTACTTGTACAATACATTAAGCAATGAAGCCTATATTACAAGAAGAAGACCGGAAGGTTGGGAAGGAACGTTACTTTGCGAAAAAAAATGTATAGGTAGGTACGAACATCTCACCGGAAAAGAAGATACTATTGTTGTCAATAAATTACTTCATGAAAATAGTATATATATACTTGACATGCCCTATCTATATATATACCAAATCCATAAAAATAATACTTCAGACACTTCTCACTTTAATGTTATTATGAAGGACTCTTATAGAGTCGCACCTAATGAAGATCAATTCATTAAAGAATGTTTTACGATCATGTTTTAGAATTATTAGATTTAAAATAGGTCCTTGAGTTTTTAAGTTTTGATTCTTGCAGATCATCTAAAAATTTCTTAACGATTTCCCGTACAATTGTAGCTTCTTTTTCCTCCCTATCCATACAAATACTTTGTAACATATTTTTGTACTTTTCTGATAAGTAGGTTACTACTCTATTTTTTTGATGTTCCATAGTCATATATACAATATAAGGTTACAAGTAAATTTTCCTAGGTTTTAGCAAAATAGGAAAGTATAAAAGTTGAATTATTATTACTTTGAAAAGGTAACAAAATCAATAATTCAATGTTTTAATTTGGCACAAACTGGCACAAATTTTTTTTGTATCCATTAGTAAATTATTGATTATTAAGTTTGTAATAAGTGCTATTTTTTCAAAAAAAAACAGACTATAAATACATCGTATTTTCATAAAAGTAACTACACGCTCTATGAGATATAAGAATACTATTTCGAGCACAAAAAAATACAATCGGTAGATTAATTAGAGCTCCAAACCTTTACATGATTTAGAGAGTAAAATATTTGTTCGCGTTACATTGGAAACCAAGACTCTCTAATCGTAAAAAAATAATGATCTTCTCTGGTAACTAATTAAAGTCTTCTCAAATTCGAAATATGTCTTTTCATTTTTTCAGTTTCTTTTGCCAGGTGCTTGTTGGCTGCTTCCTAAAGAGGGTTAGAATAATTATTATCAGTGTCAGATTCTTTAGACCTTAATACCATTTTAAAATCAGCATCAGCTCCTTTTGATATTTTATTTTCTTCTTTTGGCTGATTATTTTTGAGGATAGAAGGTATTTTTCATCTACTAAAACTTTACCTTTAATAAGTCGCATTTGGTCAAGAGGGGCATAGGGTAAATCCTGATTCTCACAAATCTCTTTTAAACATTCCTGCAATGTCTCCAATTCCAGAACAGATCCATTTTGCAGGCCGGCAACTCTTCCTACCGCTTTGCGCACAAATGAGCTAATATCAGAATTTGAAAGTGTGTAATAATCGGCGATCTCTTCCAGCACAATTTCTTTTGACAATGTAAAATCTTCGATCAATAATTTTTCCATAATTCCAGCCGTTGTTCTTTTTGCGGAAGGTGAATTTTCTTTTTCAAAAACAGGAGGCAACAGTGAATAGAAATCAAAAGATATATTATTGATATATTTTTCGATTCTTTTTTCAACCGGAACCAACGTTTACATTATCTTATTAACTGTTTGTTTGTTTGTTTGTTTGTTTGTTTGTGGAGACACAAACAAACAAACAAACAGTTAATAAGATAAACAAATTTCATTTGAAAACTTGTAATAGAAGCTTATTTTTTAACGTATATATTATAATTATTTACACTTCAACTATCAAGGCTAAAAGAACTATTAAGCCCTGTTGCATAGTAAAAATTTGTTTGTGGGGAGGGGACACAAACAAAGGCGAAGCCCTTCTTTAAAATCCTCTTTCAGCCTATTCAAAATTACTTTAAATCCTTGAAAAGGTACAAAAGGATTCTCTTTACTTTTACTGAAATTACGAATGCTCTGATGATCCTTCAAAGGAGCCCTAGCTCTTATTTTTTCTTTTTTACCGGAGGCATAGTTATACCAGCTAAATATTAATGTTTAGAATAATTGAACATTGGCAACCGTTCTCTCTATCTATTTAAGCCAGTAATATATTCATCCTGAAAACAAAAAAATAAATTTGGCACAACGTGGCACAAACAATTTTACGAACGATTAACAATGAAAACGTTATACGTAAATTATTTTTCCATATGCTTTGAATGCAGAATAGACCTTTAAAATAAAGACACACAGAAATAAAAAATATTTTAAAAATAAAATACTGTATTTCAAGGAATAGAAAAATAGTCTGGCACAGCTTGGCACAAACTTAAATTTTTAATTTTTACAATACTCATATTTGAACATCAAAATCAGAAAAAGTAATAACTGAAATAAGGCACGTAATAAATAAACAAAAATTAAATAAGAAAACATGGCACTTAATGATGTAACATTTGTAAAAGGTCAAGGCGGTCTGGGAAGACCTCTGGATGGCGAAGATCATATCTCCGGAATAGTATTTTATACGAATACTTATCCTTCAGGATTTGACTCTTCTCATAAAGTTAAAACTGTATATTCTATTGACGATACAGAAGCTTTAGGTATTTTACTTGATTATTCCGATGAAACTCAAGCAACAGGAACATATCTTGTAACTACAGCTGGTACAGCTGGTGATGTAATAACATTTTCTGTAGTGGAAACCAACGCCACAGTTGTTATTGGATCTTATACGGTGGCCAATTCAGATACAGAAGCACTAGTAGCAGCAGGAATTGCCGCCGCTATCAATGCAGGTACTTCTACCCATGGCTATTCAGCAACAGCTCCATCGGCGACAGTGACAATTACTGCCCGCAAAGGATTAGGAATTTTCTTAAACACAGGTACTCCAATAGCTGTAAACATAAGTACTGGAGGAACTATTGCTGGAACGCTTACTCAATTTACTGGTGGCGTAGCTTCATTTCGTGCTTTAATGTGGTATCATATTTCAGAGTACTTTAGAATACAACCTAAAGGAGTGCTTTATGTAGGTGTGTTCCCTGTACCAGGCTCTTATACGTTCTCAGAGGTATCTGATGTTCAAAGTTTCGCCGTTGGTATTATACGTCAAATTGCTGTATACACAACAGTAAATTTTGCAACTACACAAATCACAGCCCTTCAGACTGTAGCGGCAAGTTTATCTACTGATCATACACCTTTGTCAATACTCTTCGGAGCGAACATTCCAAATACAACTAACTTATCTGACCTTACTGATCTTGGATTATTAAATTCAAGTTACGTCAGTTTAGTAATCGGTCAGGATGGCAATAATTTTGGTCATCAATTATACCTATGTAGCGGAAAATCTATTACCTGCCTGGGTGCTACACTGGGAGCAGTAAGCAGATCAAAAGTTTCGGAAAATATTGGATGGGTTAAAAATTACAATATGGCTGATACTGAATTAGACGTTATCGCATTTGCAAACGGAAAATTATACAGAGATGTGTCTACAAATTCACTTGATACATTAAACACCCAACATTACATATTCCTAAGAAAGCATATTGGAATAAGCGGTTCTTATTTTAACGATTCTTACACTGCTGTAATTTCAACCTCAGACTATTCAACTATTGAGAATAATCGTACGATTGACAAAGCAATTCGAAACATCAGAACTTTTATTATTCCTGAGTTAAACGGTCCTTTGTTTGTAGATCCTGTAAGTGGTCAACTTTCCGAAGATACGATTGCTTATTTTACATCTCTTACTTCTGGTCCGCTAGAACAGATGCAGCGTGATGGAGAATTATCAGGCTTTGGAGTTACAATTGATCCTACGCAAAATATATTATCAACTTCTGAACTGAGTATTACTGTTCAATTGATCCCTGTAGGCGTAGCCAGACAAATAGTAATAAATATTGGTTTCACTGTTAAATTATCATAATCATGCCCTTACCATTAATAAACGGAGTATCGTACTCTTGGTCACAAGTGACCGTAAATATATTAGGAAAAGCAGTAGCTGGAATTACTTCTGTAAGCTACGAGGAAAAACAAGAAATTGTGAACAACTACGGAGCAGGGAGCTACCCGGTGAGTCGCGGTTTTGGTAAAATCGAATCTACCGGTAGTGTTACACTCATGATGGAAGAAGTAGAGTTGCTTGCCAATGCCGCTCCTAACAGGCGACTACAGGCTATCCCAGAGTTTGATATAAATGTGACGTTTATTCCTCCAGGTGGAACTGTTAAAACGCATGTTCTAAAAAACTGTAGATTCATGACCAACAAGCGTGATACTAAAATGGACGATACTAAAATAGAAGTTCAACTCGATTTAGTGATTAGTCACATACAGTGGTAATACAAATAATATAGTCTATGTCAAGAGTAATAAACAATTCTGCAGAAGATACCGAAGATATCGTTCTATTAAAAGCTCAATACGGTGAAATATTTCGTCTATGTGTATACCTCAGTGACGATGATACAGCCATTGCTTATTTAAAAAAACCAACGAGAGCTATATTGGGAGCTGTAATGAGTAAGATGAGTACAGATCCTATGCTGGCAAATGAAATACTGCTTAGAAACTGTATCATCACTGAACTATCAGATAACAGAATTCTTGACATAGACGAAGTATTTATAAGTGCCATTGACTCGCTCGACGGGTTAGTGAATGTGTATAGATCCGATCTAAAAAAAATTTAATTCAGTTCCGTCTTAATGATGGAACTGAATATGAAATCAGACAGATAAACGCATTACTCCGTTTTCATTTCAAAATAGATCCTGATATTCTTTCTGATGAAGATTGGGCTATGCGGTGGAATGAATTGGAATGGGTATTGCGAAAAATTTCAGAAGAAAATGAAAAAGGATAAAAGTTTTACAGATATATTGGCCAGGCCAGGAATTGCTTTAAAACTTAAAGCATTAGTGCTTCCCTCTATTCGTAATGGCTATGAAAGAGGGACACATTATTCTTTATTACCTTATGGAGCAGAATATCTTTTCGCGCCAAAAAAAGACAAAGAAGAATCAGAAGATACTACTTCAGGTTTATTCTCAAAATTAAATTCTTCTCTAAATAAGATAGCCGAAAAATTATTTTACCCAAAGCTTTCTAATATCCATTCTTATACTAATGAAAATACTAATAATGTTCATAAAGAGTATTCAAGAGTGGGAAAGATAATTAGTCCTCTAACAGAACTTTCCTTTAAAATCAATGGGATGTTCCATAATCAAAAAAAATCAGAAGATGCTACTTTCGGCTTGTATAAAAACAATAGTACTTTCCATACAAATAACACTCCTATAAAAATTCATCCTCTGACAAGCATTTCTTTAAAAGCAAATGAAATGTTTCGTACTCAAAAACCAATATCAGACATTACAGGGAGTTTAAATAAAAGCAACTCTATTTTTACTAGCAATACAACTTCAACATTTAACCGAATAAACTATCCTACTATTACGAACTCATCAGTAGATGCAACTAGTATTCTAACTAAAGAGTCGTATATCAATCTTAAAGATTATATGACAGGTCTAAATACGCTTCACAATAAAAGAGAGCCTATTGTTAAAAGTAATTTTGTAGGCGTAAATCCTGACCGGTCATTCGCAAAACAAAAAAGCAATCAATATACTATTACGCAAAATTTTGGAGATATAGTAATACAACCTGCTTCTATGGAAATGAGCGTGCAACAGGTGAAATACAAAATTGAAGATGTTTTAAGAAAAGTAAAAAACTCTTTATACTAATATATTATATGGCAATAGGAGATTATAAAGTAATATTAAATGGTTTTGGATTAGACAATATAAAACCAAAAGCATTTTCTACTTCAGGATTAAAAAATCTGGCTGGTGAAACAGGCTACTACACTGCTCCACCATCAGAAAAGCCTAACTCATTTGGTTTGTCTTCCGGAAATGCAACTTCTGCATTAGGCACACCTGTATTTGGTAAATTATTTTTTTTACCTGGCGTTTATAATACAGTAAAATTTGGCAAAAAAATAGTTTTACCCTATAGCGCACTTTCATTGGACACTGTATTAATTACAGTGAGCATGTCCAAAAATATTATACCCACTTCAATTACCGGAAGAAAAGGAACAATTAAAGAATACATAACGGATGGAGATTTTCAGGTCAATATAAAAGGAAGCCTGGTAGATGATAGTTCTGGCAGATATCCAATTGAACAAATGGCTGCATTACGTTCTATTTGTAATGCTTCTGAAGCGATCAAAGTAAAAAGCGATTTTCTCTTACTCTTTTCTATTACGCATTTAGTAATTCAAAGTTATAATTTCAATCAGAGTGAAGGGTACAGCAACGTACAATTATTCGATCTGAATTGTGTAAGTGATATACCGGTAGAATTAAGCATAAATAGTTTTATATAATGTATCAACTTTCCAGCAGAATCACAATCGTTGCCACTGGCAATAAATTAACTACTTATAATATTGATTTCGTTGACTCAATATCTATATCTAGTTCATGGGATATGCTATTTAGTACAGCGAACGTTGTGTTGCCAAAAAGAATTTATGTAAATATTAATAATACGCCTTTCAGAACTTCCTGGGCGGATGCGAATATCGCAAAGCCGGATTTGTCAGGATTAGGGCTCACACAAAATCCTACCAGAAATTTATTTAAAGAAGGTGATTATATTAAAATAGAGCTTGGTTACGACGCAGAGTTTACGAATGTATTCGAGGGTTATATATTTAAAATTTCTCAGAAAGTACCAATGGAATTATCGTGCGTTGACGCTATGTACATCTTAAACAATATTACAATGACTAGCACATTCAATGGCAATGCTACTGTAGACAACGTAATAACTGCAGTTAAGAATGCATACGAAACTAGTGCTATTGACAGCCAATATCAAACATTATTTAAAGGCGTATACAATCGTTTGAAGTTTCAAGGTACAATAATTCCATCTCCCATACTTGCTGGTTATACTGTTACGAATAAAACAATTACACAGGTTTTTGAGGATTTGAAAAAATTATATGCCATTGATACTTTCATTC